GTGTGGAGAGTGACTGGGAGAAAGATGCCATGAAGGCTGCAGACTCCATTCAGAAAAAGGCAGGATCTTCCCCAGCCTATGAGAAATGGGCAAGCAGGATTAAATCCATGAACAGGCCTACTACTGACTGGAAGAAGACTCTCCGCAAAGTTATAGGCCGCTGTTTGAGCGATGAAGACAAGCGACAGGCATATGCTAATAAAAACACATTGATTGCTCAGAGCCGTATCGCTAGAACAGATAAAGATAAATATGATGCTCTGTCCACTATTGTGGTATTCATTGACACCTCAGGGTCCATGGACAATAGTTACAAACAGGAGTGTTTAGAGGAGGTTTATCATGTAGCAAATCAGAAAAAGGCCACAAAACTCCTCATTATACCATTTGACACCGAGCCAAAGGATTTTATTGTGATTAATAACGTTCAAAAGCTCAAGCAAGATATCCAACGTGGTTTGGTATATCTCAAAGGTGGTGGTGGAACAGACCTGAAAAAGTGTTGGGATTTGTTTAAGACTGACAAACGATTCAAGGGGGTATGTTTCGAACTCTGTTGTGTGTTCACTGATGGTTATCTCGAACAATTAAAGCGACTTCCAAGGTCTATGCAGCATCTGGTCTGGGTAATTGATAAAAACCCCTCTTGGGAGATTCAATATAAGGATTCTGCGACCTATAGAGTGGATTTAGGAGATAAGAATGCCCATAAGAAGGTATAATAAAACAAAAGGATGACTTCGGTCATCCTTTTTTTGCGCTATATAAAGAGATCTCAGCTGCGCCTTTATAACTGCAAGGAACATATATTTGATCGCAGTAGAGCGCAAGTAAATAGTCAAATTTCAAATGTTGTGACATATTTATCTCTCTGCATTTCTCTTTATACATCCCATTATCTGGTTTACAGGACCAAAGGGACCAGTGAATTTATACTTTCCATCTACTACTATACCCTCCATGGAATGGAGTCTATATCCTGTAATCCACCAGCGAGACATTTGTCTTTGGAACTTTTCCTTGTCAATGAGGCCCATGTTCCTGGCCTTGTGCATTTTATCTACCAGCTCTTCTTGGGTCACATTTTCACTCTGTGGGGTAATGGCAGAGATAACCATTTCACCGACCATCATGTCAAATTCATCAAATGGTCTCATCACCCCACACTTAACATATGCCAGGACATCCTTTTCAAACAGCCCATTTCCATACATCTTTTTCAAGGTGCGAAGGTCCTTTGGATTGTTTTTGAAGATATAATCCACCATATCAGCAGCTGCTTTATAACCTATAGTTATGCTTGATATAAGCTCAAATGCTCTGGCGATATAAACATCCCTGAGGTTATCATATCCGCGGAGCATTTCATCAAGTTTATCCAGCACCAAATTAGTGATTGATCCAAGTTGCTCCACCAGTTCTACCTCAGGGGTAAGTTGAACCACCTCATCGTTCAAATCTTTAATCGCGTCCATAAACTGGCAAGTTGGGGCGACTCTGACATTCGTGTCATCTTCATTACGGAACCAAATGTTATGAATGTATACCTTGAATCCGCGGTGATATTCTATTACATTAGTGATACCCTCTGTCAGCACCTCACAATTGATAGTAGTTGGCCACTGGGGGGGATTTTCAATATTATCCGCCACTCGTTGGAGATTCTGAAGTGCCTGAGTGTATAAGTCTCTTGCCTTTGGGTTGTGCGCCATGCGCTTGCTAATTTCTTCCATGGACACTCCACCATTTTTAAGATCGGCCTTACTACGAACCAAACGAACCTGTGCTCCCACAAAACAAACCTGTAAACCAAAACCATCCAGTTTCTCTGTGACCTTATAATCTTGACCCAGCATAATGCTGTGTACCAGGTCTCTATACTCTCTCACTGTTAATGTAATGTCCTCATGAGGATGCATCATATGCCCACTTAATCCACTCATATTTATTTTGTTTTGTTACATTTATATATCACTCTCACTCCTTATTTGTTTAGGAAAAGGCATAAAAAAAAGATGACCGAAATCATCTTTTTTGTTTTTTTAGAGGTGATCATATTCAATCTCTGAAGGACCTGCAGATTGATCTGTGTTGTGAGCAGCATCCTCGGAATCCTTAACCTCTACGTACATGCGAACCCAACCATCTACTGGCTTGAGGAAAGAAGCAGCAGCCTCATCTGTTGCGGCATTGAACTCACGAATCTCACCTTTGTCCATTACATACTTCTTTGGTTTGCCCTTGTCATCTACTTCATACCTTGTAGCAAATACAATATACTTTGCAGCATCTACTGGTTGTGTTACACCCTTTGGAGGGAAACCCAAACGAAATAAAATCTCTTGTTTGTGTGTCATGACTATATAAAAGTTTGATTATTTATCATGAAAATAATAAGAACATGGCAAACACTAAAAGCAAATTCAATCCTGTAAAAGAGGAGACTGGTGATCAGGCCTCCCAGAGGGTTATATGGACTACCGAAATTATAGAAGTGGCCAGACAGGCACTGGAGAAGGGTAAACGGCTCAAGGCTAATCCATTCTATGATGGAAACAAGATTAAACTCCTAAAACCAAACCTGGTCTATGAGCGTACCGACTGGGAGATAGCAGAGTGGAAGAAGTGCGAGAAAGATGAATTGTATTTTGCCAATACTTATGCACAGGTAATGACCCCTCAGGGAGTTCAGCATATCAAACTCCGTGATTATCAAGAGGAATATCTGAAGCTGTGTAATGAGAATAAGCTTACAATAATGCTTTCGGCGAGACAAGCAGGCAAGTGTTTGGCCTTGTATAGTGTTGTAAATGTGAGAGTTACAAACGAAATTTTTATTAAGAATAAAAAAATCAGTTTGTCGACCCTTAAGAATGATAAGTGGAGTAAATTTTATACTGGTAAGAATAATGAATTTGAAATTCCACTTTTCGAACTATACAATTTGTTTGCCAGTGGATGGAAATGGAGAATAAAATATCATTTATATAAGTTATTATGGCGAATACAAAAACAAAAGCAGAATACTGGAAGAAGTTAAATCCTGAATGGGATGATGAAAGATGTGAGCAGGAGGCTAAAAAGATTAGCCGCAGATCAAACTACCAATGCATAGAATATTGGCAGGCTAAATATCCTAATGCCACTCTTGAGGAATGCAAGAAGATGTTAGCTGAACATAAAAGAGGTCGTAAATCAAACCACCAATGCATAGAATATTGGCAGGCTAAATATCCTAATGCCACTCTTGAGGAATGCAAGAAGATGTTAGCTGAGTGCAAGGCTCATGCAAAACTCTCAAATCCTATTAACGTGGAATACTGGAAGAATTTGAACCCTGGTTGGAGTAAAAAACAATGCCAGGCTGCAGTAACTGCACATGCCAGAAAAAATAACTATGGATGTATTGAGTATTGGCAGACCAGATACCCTGATGCCACCCTCGAAGAATGCAAGAAGATGATGGCTGATGCCATGGAGAAGACACTCCAGAAACGTCCAGATAATAGCGGGGAGAATAATCCTGCACATCATTCAAAAACTACCCCGTTGCAACGCAAGCAACGTTCTCCATTGTGTATTGAGTTCTGGGAGAAAAAATACCCAAACAAAACCCATGAGCAACATGTGAAGCTATGGGAGGCACATAAGGAAAAAATTCGAACCATGACCTCTGACCATAAAATCAATCCAGTATGCTGGGGGCACTGGGTGGAGAAAGGGTATACCATGGAAGAGGCTGTTAAAAAGGTATCTGAGGTTCAAAAATCAAGAGCATTCACTCTTGAAAAATGTATCAAAAAGTATGGCGAAATAGAAGGGCCAAAAGTATTCAAGGAAAGACAGGTAAAATGGCAAAAGTCACTTCATAAGTCATTTAACAATACTGGTGTATATAAGACACAATCAAAAATATCAAAGGGATTATTTGAGCAAATCATAAATAAAGGTGGATATAAGCTCTTTGAATATGAGGTGCCACTGGGTGCATATTCATTTGATCTATGGGTGAATGGTTCGGTGTTCATTGAATTTAATGGAGATTATTGGCATTGTAACCCAAAAATATATGGCCCTGATTACTACAATAAAACCAATAAAAAATTTGCCTCTGAAATATGGAAACGGGACAAACAGAAGGTTAAATTTGCAAAATCAAAAGGATATCCAACGCTTGTTATCTGGGAGCTTGATTATAAAAAAGACCCTGAGAAAACAATTCAAAAATGCATAGAGTTTATCAATGAAAATTCTTGAGAGATTAATATACAACATCATCCATCAACTGGATAAATGGAGTGAAAAAGTTCCTGATGGGGTTAAGTTCACAGAATCCATTCCTTTATATGGCATCGAGGTACTATCTTATGAGGGCTGGCAGCCAGTTACCTCTATCAATATAACAAAGGCATATGACCTCTGGGAGATGGTAACTACCAATCACACCTTGCAAGGGGCAGATCATCATTTGGTTTATAAGAGAGTGGCAGGAAACAAGTATGGTACACGCAAGGTGTCCCAACCTTGTTATGATGCTACGAGGATGTCTGATCTTAATGTAGGAGATAGAATACTAACTAATACAGGGGAGGATGAAGTGCTATCCGTTTACAAAGTGGGTCCATCCATTCAAATGGTGGACCTTGCAGTGGCTTCCGATTCTCATACCTTCTGGTCTAATGGCATCTTATCTCACAATACTATTACCTCGGCCATAGACCTGATTCATTTTATCTGTTTCAATTTCGATAAGCTCGGAGTGGTATTTGGTAACATTGGTAAAACAGCCAAAGAGATATTAACAAAGGCCAAATCTATATTCGAGGAGCTTCCTTATTTCCTCAAGCCTGGCATTGAGAAATGGAATGAGTCCGAGATAGTGCTGGATAATGGCTGTCGTATTAAGGCCGCGGTAACCACCAAAACACCTAACCTTGGAGATACTGTTCATTGGTGTCTATGGGATGAGGCTGCCCATGTAGACAGGAACATAGTGGATGTGTTCTATAAACAAGTATTCCCAACTATTACGGCTTCCAATGGTATATTCCGCATCACCTCTACCCAGAATGGATTCAACAAATTTGCAGAGCTATATATGGCTGCTGAAGCTGGCGATAGTGACTATTCCGCATTTAAGGTAGACTGGTATCAGATCCCTAACTGGAATGATGAGAAACAGTGTTGGGAGGAACGAGATGAGAAATGGCGCAGACGAATGATTGCTAATATTGGTAGTGAGGAGGGATTCAATGAGCAATATGGAACTGAGTTTATAATCTCTTCCAATACATTGTTATCCAGAAAGTTCATTGCCAAACATGAAAAAGAGGTGGAGCGATTTGTGAATAAAGATATCCCTGGAGTCATGCTGTCGGAATCCTGGTTCTGGAAGCCTGATTTTGAACCGATGGGTAACCTTAAAAATGAATATCTGGTATTTACTTGCGATCTGGCTGAGGGTCTAGGTCAGGATGATAATGTGTACTCATGTTGGCGTTTAATAGATAATGGGGTACCTGCAAAAGTGGGATACTTCAAAAACAATGCAGATTCCAGGGAGGACTGTGCTGAAAGCTTCTGTCAACTGTTATCCATACACTGTGATCCTATGAGATACCTAATAAGTGTAGAATGGAATACTTATGGTGAGCTGTTTGTAAAGGAGCTAACTGGATTAGAGGATAAATATACGGCTTTCTCAAGGGATAACTTCGTCAAGTATTATACTGGTGAGAACAACGAAGGAAAATATCGTCTTGGAATAAAGATCACCCCAGGTAATAAATCTCCTCATTGTCAACTTTTCAAGGAGGATTTTGAGGCCGGCAAAATAATCGATACTTGTTATATTACCCATTCCCAACTTAAAAACTTTGGTGATGTAGCAGGCCCCTCCTCTCCACAAAAACGATATGCAGCTCTCTTCGGGCATGATGATATGGTAATGTCTGATATCCAATTGATGTTTGTGAAAGAGACTCTGCAATGGACTATATTTGTGGAGGATTATAAGGCTCATGCCCAGGTAGAAGATGATGAGATATATAATCCATATGAAATCTTGGATGTTGTTCCTCGATGGGATCCTATGGAGTATATAGAAGACAATCATTACAATCGTTTAAGGCTTAAATAAAGACTCCTGCATCATAGCATAGCTGGGGTACTTTGTGTGTCCCATGGTATTTATATCCGCCATGAAAGCACTTATGCTCCTGCCACTGGCCATCTATCAATCCAAAGTCAGCTGGCCAGCCTTCTATATCAGGGAACCATTTTTCAATCCAGGGACTCAAATCTCTATCTTCAATCAAGGCTCTTAAAAAACTCTCTATATCCTCGTCTTTATAGTCGTCCCATATAAATATGCACCTAATCCCATGTTCGGCCAGTAGAAGCGATTTATCTATGTGATATGAGCGTATTTTATGCTCTATGGAATGCCAATAGGAACCATTCACCTCGATAGCAAGCTTCAGAGAAGGGATGTAGATATCCATCTCTTGTCCAAAACGTCTATCATTAGTTGTATAATTGACATCCATTTCAGTCAGCCATCGTCTAATTTTAATCTCAAAGGTGGAGAACGGAGGTTGTTTAGGTAGGAGATAGGTGCACAATTCAATACCATCCTTCTTTCGCCAGGCTGCCATCTTTGGACTGATTACATAAGTCTTATCTTCACATTTGTCACATCCAGGGTGAGGACATTTACAAATCCAATCTCCGTCCATAGTATAACCCAATACATTTTCATATGATTTTGTACCTGACTGGTCTCCTAATAAAAATGTAGTTCGCTTCGCAGCAGATAGCTTCTCCCTTATTGTGTTAAGATTCATGGGATTTTCCACCCCATATTTCTGGAGATTGGTCTGTTTTATTTTGGATTTAATGTCCTCATTTCGCATAGGATTTTCCACTCCATATTTTTGAAGATTTGTTAATATACTTTTTTGTTTTTTGTCAGGGTCTCTATTTGCGCATTTGTTGCTGCAATATTTCCTATATCCTTCATTTGAGAATTTGGTTGGAGAACCACACACAGGACATTTAGGTGGAGCAGTCAACCCCATCTTATTCAACAAAATCCTTTCTCTCCAGGATAGATTGTCATCAAAATCCTCTATCAGGTGTTTATATAGGACAGGATTATGTTTCTCTATGTATTTTTTTGTATTGTAAACGCCTTGGCACTTTTTCATAAGCTGAGATAATAAAAAAAAGAGGGGCCTCTGCCCCTCCATTATAAGCAATTTGCGAATTAGAACGGGAGGTCATCATCCTCTGGTGTGGTTGCTTCCACCTTCGCAGGCTCT